ACAGCTCCAGACTACGACGGAAGCGATTCTACCTACGAGACTGTTAGGGAGCTATCCGAGGGTATCGAGGAAGGCGAGCTGGAACTTGGATCTCTATGGTCAAATCTTCTCCAGGCGAAACTCGAGTTCGACCAATGGGATAAACAATTCAAGGCACACAAGTCCGCGGTGCTTGCATTCATGAACGGGACTAAGTATGGTCTGTTCCAAGGTGAAAAGGTTATTGCTTTACAAGCCCGTAACGGCAAGCCATTCATCACATTCAAATAGGAGGAAAAATGGGTTTCGACCTAAGCAATTACGAGCCAGTTTCAGAACGTATTCAGAAGTTCTGGAAGACGTATCCTAACGGCCGTATCATCACAGAAATCAAACTAATCAATGAGCAAGAAGTTGTAGTTCAAGCTTCGGTGTTTACTGATCGCGAAGACCTTAGACCTGCAGCCGTAGATTGGGCGCAGGAAACTCGAGGCTCGAGCAACATCAATCGTTCTTCATTTTTAGAGAACTGTTCAACTTCTGCAATCGGTCGAGGACTTGCAACTCTAGGACTATCCGCTTCTAAAAACCGTCCAAGCCGTGAAGAGATGATCAAGGCAACTAGAGATTCCCGGAACTACATCGAGGAAGCTTCGGAAGCTGCAGCAAACAATGATCTAGAGACTCTAAGGGTTATCTACGCAACGGCACAAAAGTCACAAGTTGATAACGATGTTCTCGAAGCTATCAAATCTCTCGCAGATTCGCTAAAGGCCAAGTAAATTGGAAAGGGCTAGTAGCCACAGAAAACTACTAGCCCGACGCGAAAGCGTCACCCAACCACGATGGGCTTCATAATTATAGCCTAGGAAGGCGCAGGATGTCCCTAGAAGCGTTATCCGCAGTCTTACATCACTCCAAGTCAAGTGGCACTTCTCGAGCTCTTATGACAGCTTTGGCATGGCACTTAGGAGATGACCCAGAAGAGGGTTGTTATCCTTCACAAACTCGCCTGGCTAAATTAGCCGGGTGTTCCGTTAGACAAGTTCAACGCAATCTCCAGAAGCTAGTCGAGCTAGGAGAAATTGAAATGTCGCAGCATGACGGAATCGGGTATCGCTTCGACCGAATCACCAATCGATACTGGATCAACATTGATTGCCCGGAAGGCTGTGACGGTAGTTTGAGTCATAATCTACGGGGCGTCAAAAAAGGCAAAACGGGACGGCGTTTAAGACTCGTCGGGGCGTCACCCACGACGTCACGGGACGGCGTAGATGTCGCGTTAAAGTTAACTAATAATTAACTTAAACTTAAAAGAACACTAGAAAGGAAAAACACAGAAATGGCACAAGTAACAATCTATGCAAAAGTAGCCGAGGTAGTAAACGAAGGTTATCCAAGACTTAGGGTCTGGGAGACTTACGACTTCAAAGGCGAACCACGCAATCGACTATGGACGGCTTGGTTAGATATACCTTCCAGCCTAAAGAAGGAAGACGAAGTAAAGATTCACGGCCACCTAAGCACCAAGGTCGGAACTTACAACAAGCCCGGTCAGGAAACTAAGCAGGTAGTCGAGCACTCTTTGAATAACTGTGAAGTTGAGCTGATTAGAGCTGCAGAACAAAAGACTCCAATTCAGGAGATCCAAAGCATTCTCGCACCAGGAGAACCTGCAGGACTACCGTTCTAAATGTTCCAACTGTTCGTTGCAGGAGAACCTAGACCTCAAGGGTCAAAGAAGGCATTCTCTCGAGGAGCTCACATAGTCCTAGTAGAAGCCAATAAGGATCTCCCTGCCTGGCGAGCGACCATGAAGCGAATGTTTGAACTCAAGATGATGGAGCTTGATTCTCAATTCGTAACGGCCGTCTCGGTCTCATTACAGTTCTGGCTTACTCGACCTAAATCAGTAACCAGGCAGTATGCAACGGGAACTTATGACATCGACAAACTAACTCGAGGAGTTCTAGACTCTCTAGAATCTGCCGGGGTAATCAAGAACGACAATCTAGTAGTGGATCTAACAGTCCGAAAGACTTATGCAGATCACCATGATTCAGGGGTTCTAGTAACGGTAATTCCCTTTGATAACGATTCCATAACGGCTGGCGTGTCGGAACTAGACCGTAAGCGTCGAGGCTACGTTTAGAGTATGAAAATACTATTCCTCGATCTAGAGACTTCGCCGAACCTGGCGCACGTATGGGGACTCTGGGATCAGAACATAGCAATCACACAGATAGAGCGTTCCACAGAAGTAATTTGCTGGGGAGCTAGATGGCTTGGAAGTGACAAGGTTATCTTCAAGTCAGTTCATCATCATGGTAAAAAGGCCATGCTTGACGAATTACATAAAGTCATGGATGAAGCGGATGTCCTAATTGGATGGAACTCTGCAGCATTCGACTCTAAACACATCAAACGAGAGTTCATCGAGAACGGCTACCTACCACCTAGCCCTTGGATTGAACTAGATCTAATGAGAACCGTCAAATCCCAATTCAAGTTCCCATCTAACAAGCTCGACTACGTAGCTCAAAAGCTAGGCGTCGGAGCTAAGGTGCAACACTCGGGATTCCAGTTATGGCTTGACTGTATGGCGGGTATCCCTAAAGCCTGGAAGATGATGAAGGAATACCAGATTCAGGACGTCAATCTCCTAATCGACCTTTACTACATCTTGTTGCCTTGGATAAGAAACCATCCACATCTAGGGGTTGCTAATGGAGAGCAGCTATCTTGCCGTAACTGTGCAAGCGAGAACCTAATCAAGTATGGCTATCGATACACACAGCTCGGGAAGTATCAGCGTTATCTCTGCCAGGACTGTGGATTCAGCCTAAAAGGAGAGACAATCCTAACTTCTAGGCGATCATAACAATTCGGTAACAAAAGGATTCAAATGATTGACAACACAACCACAGGAATAAAATTGAACTACCACTACACAGAAAGGCAACTCATGAAATACATGTTAGAAGGATTCATGGTCTTAGCGTTTACTTTCGCTATGGGCTACATCTCCTACGAAACCAAAGATGTCTGGCCGCTAATCGGTGCCATCTTCGTTGGAGCTCTTTACTTGATCGCAGACTGGTCGGACTAATGGCCGGAAAGATAACAGACGAAGAACGCAACGCCATCATGTTCGAAGCTATGAAGTTATTGCTCGATGACAACCTGGTATGGAGTGCAGACTTCGAGGAGATTCGCCCGGCACTCGGATCGCTATTCCTAAGAGCCATGTCAGTTCCAGAATTGGCGCAATTACTAACCACGCTAGCAGTAAGGATAATCAAAACTCATGGATAACGAAGAACGCGAAAGACTCTCGAGCGAAGCAATCGAGAACATCAAGAAGTTAGTTCCTAACTATGACTCACTTATGGACAACTTCAAGACCATGCTCGTAACCAGAGAAATGGAACAATACAACAAAGGCTGGGCAGGAGCTTACAAACACCTCAAGGACGAAATAGTAAAGAACATCGTTAGCGATGGAACTATCTCTACCAACGTGGATGTGAACCACCTGGAAAGAATTGTTAGGATCATCGAGGAAACTAAGTGACTAGCGAATGCCTATACTGCAACGAGGTATACGATCTCAAAGACCATTACGTTTGCCCGAATTGTGCAGTAAACACAGACACCAAAGCAATCACCGTAATCGTTAGTGATAAGGAGGAAGAATGAAGACACAATACACCAAAGGCTTTCAAGCTGGTATTGACTATGCAAGGAAGCAGCTACTCGAGTTCCTAAACGCTCACCACGATCTAGGAGACATTCTAACATTCGAGGAGATAATTGAAGAAGTAAATAAATGGGAAACCACAGACCTAGAAACATTGAGAGGATTAGCAGATGGCAGACTGGCACGACACGACAGCGTGGAGGAATGCAAGAGCTTATGCGAAGACTGTTTTGGAACCGATCTGTGTATCGTGTGCGAAGGAGCTAATAAATGAAGACTGGACAATCGACCACATCGTTCCACCCGGCAACGGGGAACCCAATCATGACATCAACAACTTACAATCGCTTTGTAGATCCTGTAACGGACGAAAGCAAGACCGGGTGCTCCAAAGAATTACTTGGAGAAACCCTAGATTCTAAGGGCAGGCATAAAGGGGTATTGCATAGGCTAGCCCTAGTAATCAATAGCCTTCTGCCATTGTGGATGAGACCTATAAAGTCTAAGAGAGCTCATAGACGGGCATACCTGGGGATACGTCATCGTATCTTTACTTATCGAATGCTTTGGAGGAGCCATTGGAAGAATGCACTACTTAGGAAGCTAGGCTTGAAGTGACCTACCCGTTTTTTCTGCGAGTTACGTTTCACCCCACGCTTCTCCTGGCATTTACGCAAATGAGTCAAATTATCCGGAAGGATGGAACTAATGATTACTGAATCAATTCAGAACTGGTTAGATACGCTTGAGTTGAACCTTGAACAAAAAGTGTTATCGGGTTTGTGCTTACGTCTGGCGCAGTCCTTCGACCAACAAGCCAACACGTCCACGGCTGCAGAACTTCGCAAGACCGTCCTAGAGCTTCAACGATCTCTCGGTGCCTCGTCCGCAGAGATTGACCCGCTGGAGAAGTTACTCACTCGCTAATGCTCCAGCTCCCGACTACTTACACGCCTCCCCTTAGTGAAGACTTCATAACTGACGGGGATAAGCTCATAGAGTTTGCCAAGATCGCGTGGAGTAGCCCGGAGAGTCCCGATGGACTAGAACTTGACGAATGGCAGAAGTGGTTGCTTAGGGCAATCCTCGAACGCTATCCATCAGACCATCCGACTTACCCAAACAGACTTCGGTATCGCCAGGTAGTCATCTCCGTTGGAAGGCAGAACGGAAAGTCTCTCCTAGCTGCAATCTTGGGATTGTATGGCTTGCTACTTCACGAAGTCGGTGCACAGGTTATCTCACTAGCCTCGAGCACTGACCAGGCGAACATCGTTTACAACCGGGTGAACTATGTCATCAATTCAAACCCATTCCTAAAGAAGAGATTCAAGAGAGCAACCGAAACCCGAGGAATAGTGACCTTTGATGGAGGAGGACGCTATGACGTCAAGGCTGCTAAGGAAGCAGCTCTGCAAGGTATCCCAATTAGCTTCTGTCTATTCGATGAGCTCCACTTAGCTAAAGAGGGAATGTGGTCAGCAGCCGTTCTTGGAACCTCACAGCGTAAGGATGGAATTGTCGTTGGAATTACAACCGCAGGAGATCAGAACTCAAAGACTTTGATAGATCTATACAAGTCAGGCAAAGCAGCTTCTAATGGTGCAGCGGATCTAGAACGTTTTGGATTCTTCTTATGGGAAGCACCGGAGAACTCCAAGGTCGATGACCCGAAGGCAATCATGGCAGCTAACCCATCCGTAGCTGCAGGTCGAATCGTAATGGAACAAGTTATCTCGGACTTGAAAA